ACCGCCCCGGCAGTCTCCCACAAAGGGGAGAGCAGCCGAAACGGAAAACGTCTGAAACGCTTTTTTTTGATTACGCGATTTTCAATCGCAGATTAAATACAGAAGCCGAAGCACACGCCATTCGAGGTGGATGCGTTGTTGGAGTAGGAGATGCCGCTGTAGTAGACATAGTAGAAGGCGGTGGAGTTGCTGGCATTCGGAGAGCGGAGCCACCAGTTGTTCGCAGAGCCATTACCATTATCCAGTTTCTTAATTCTGCTGTTGTTGTCAGTGAACAGGTTGAACTTATCACCGTCTGTTTCTGCGGCATAAGGTGCATCGGCTGTACCGAAAATATTATGCTGACAGGGAATCCAGAGGTAGTCCTCATTGACAGTGATTTCAGCGTTCGCACCGGCAGAATTACCGGCATTGGACTTGACCATAACCTTTTCCATAATGTAACGCCACTGATCCGGAATCGCCGGATACATCTTGGTGTTCAGCCATGTACGGAGAGCGGTAACACCCCAACCGTCCTTGTTCACGTTGGAAGAGTTCATCTGTTTAGTGAAATCAAGCAGATGCTTCATCATGAAACAGCAGTTGACAAAACGTCCGGTTGTTGCAGATGCGTAGGTACGGTAAGCATTCTCCGTACTGCCGACAGCCTGCATGGTAATGGTGTATCTCGGATAAGATGCCAGCTTCTTGCAGTTGCTTTCTCCGATGTCATCCATCCAGATCTTCGCCCAGTAAATTGTACCGGAGCCGTAGTCGTTTACATAACCGTCATCCATTACCTGACCACCGAAGGACAGCGGAGCGTTATGCTTTCCAATAGTGGAATTGGACAGGGTGGATTCGATGTATGTGGTGGCTTCTTTATTGGAAGCGTAGACATAGAGATTGGTATCACCGGGCTTCTTACGGATAACAACCATTTCACGCTTTACGCCGGAAGAAACATTGACAGAGTTTGCAGCACCATAACGTACTGCACCGTTGGAACCGGTACTTCTCAGGGTAAAACCGTTCATCTGGTAGCAAGCCGCCAGAATACCTGCGCTGGACGTAACAGCAAAGTCAATTGCCATTACAAAGCCCTTATCCTCTGCAAAGAGGTTCAGAGTCTTCTTGCCGCCGTTTCCGTCATCCACTTCAGGAATATAAACAGAGCTTCCGTCGAATACCTTAGTGTCTCCAAGTGCAACAAGTTCATGGGATTCTACATTATCGAAATCGATATCATGTCCGAGAACAAGATCGAATTCGTCACCGCTCAGAACGATGTTGTTATTCACACCGGTAGAAGAAAGAACGCCGGACTTCACAAGAGCTTTCAGCTCAACAGGAGTCATCTCAGCCAGAGTCTTATCTTCGGGAGCGGTAGCTTCGGAATACTTCGCATATACATCAAGGTCTTCCGTTACCACACCGGTACTCTTATCCCATCCGTTGAACAGACGATAAGTCAGGTAGGTTTCCAGAGAAGTGTCTTCCGGAATTTCACCGCTGTACTCAGCACCTTCGCCATACAAAACGGTCTTGGATTCCAGAAGTGTAGTGCCGTTGTACCAGTTGATTGTATAGGTTCTGGTTTCAGTGGAATAGTTCGCATAGAACGAAGCGTTTCCGGAAATCATAGTTGTAGCAGGATCAGAGTCCCATCCGTCAAAGGTGTATACGTAAGCCGCATCACTTTCTCTGGTAGGAATTGCAATCGGATCCTTTTCTCTCGTGGTAGGATCTTCCGCAAAACCGCCGCGTACAACATACTGTGTATCAAGCAGAGTTTCATCATAGTTGAAGAACTTTACGGTGAAATAAGGAACAACCGTTGCTTCATCAAGATCGAAAGTAAGGTCTGTCCATCTGTTCTGGTAGTTGGCAAGCTCATAGTCGCCAATGGAACCCTTCACAATAATGTGACCGGACAGATAGCAGTTTTCAATCTTGTAAAGTTCCTTCAGTACCTCTGTATTATCCATAGTCCACTGGATATCGCCGATATATACTTCCGTAGCAGTATCTACGATTTCAGAAGCAATAGCCTTTGTATCCAGATTTCCGCCTACAACGATCAGCTTTTCGATGTCGTCATAAGAAACATCCATAGTCTCAACATATCCGAGGTTACGCATTGTAAGAGCGGTAATACCGTCAGGAAGATAAGCATTTTCCAGCTTGCCGTTATCTGCAAATGTTACGGCATTGATGTCGGTTCCGCTTGCATACAGATTTCTCAGCGCACCGAGAGCAGAGAGATTCAGAGAACCAGTCAGATTCGGGCAGTTGCGGATATCCAGTTCTTCCAGAAGTTTGTTGTTGCCGATAGTCAGCTTTTCGAGGAACTCATTGGTATAACCCGGAAGAGTGCTGCCGATTACGAGTTTCTGCAGCTTCACCGCATTACTGAAATCATTGTCGTGGATGTAACATCTGGAAAGGTCATTCAAAGCCTGAATACGGGATGCGGAATAAATCAGAATCGCCGTATCATCCATCTTTGTCAGAGGACAGAGAACCGTATAGGTTTTACCGGCTTTCGCACGAACCTGAGCAACAGCAGAGTTACCGTGCTTTACAGACAGATACATATCAGAGTACGGAATGATAACCAGTGTGTAGTCGGGAGATACAGCCGCACCGGAAGGTGTGTTGCATCGGAACATAATCTGGTCGAGCATAACCGTAGATACCAGATACTTCGTACCAATGTACGGAGACTGGTCGCGTTCAAACTGTCTGCGGTGATACTTCTTACGTCCGTTCATCATTGTCTTCATGAAACGGTCAGAAGCCTTCGGAATACTGTTGTCAACGGAAATGCCGAGATAGGGACGCATATACTTACGTTCAATGTCCAGTCTCCAGAGTTCTTCCGGGAACTGTTCCTGCCATGCGTCAAATTCAGCAATAAGAGAGTTGCTGTCCCATGCACCGGCAGATTCACGATCCTGATACATTGCCATCAGATCATCGTGCATCAGCTTACGCATACGACGGAACAGAACGCTTCTTGCACCGTTATAAATATAACCCTTGGTTCTGTCATCATCGAAGTAGTCAATGAATTCTTTGCCGTAAGGCATCTTCAACTCACCGGAGTTGTTGATACCCAAGCCTGTCAATCTGTTACTATCCGTATTCGCTTAATACGGATTATGACCTACCTAATAATTTGATAGGCGGGAATGGTTCTTCTTGAAAGTGTCTTTACACTTGACCACTCCTCTGCAATTTCATATTTCGATTATATTTGCAGTTCAGACTGTTGCATACCTTATTGGATCATGTCCAATAAAGCCTTTCTCGCTCAGTCGTTGAAGGCAATCACTAATTATTGTTTCAAAATTTTTGGTTTCCCAGTATGGGATTCTAAGTAGATTTATATGCTTGTCCTGACAGTATTGATTCTTTATAGAATCCCGTTTCTGAATGGTCTTCAGATTATCGGAATTCTTCTCGGTGTCGTTATCATAATACCGCATCGGTTCATAATGCTGTTGTCCGTCATATTCGATAAACAGGTTATAAGCGGGTAAATAAAAATCAAATCTGTATCGTTTGTTATCAATACAGACTGGAAATTCGGGCTGATATTCAATTTTCTGTTCACTCAAATATTTACCAATGCACATATTGTAATACGAAACGAGACACCCACAGGACAATGTGTGATATGTAGTCAGACTGCTTGACGGAAGAATAATCGTGTTTCCGCAGTCGCAAACACAACGATACATACGTCTTTTGAATTTATTACTATCTGTCAATAATTCTTCGACTGTTAATTTTCCAAATTTCATGCCGACCAGATTTTTACTTTTGGTTTCATGCAGTCTTTGCTTTCTGCCGCATCCACAGTCTTTTGTACAATCATTGATTAAATTGCGTATGTTGACCGGTTTTATCGTACCGCATTCGCATTGACAGATCGCATCTGCGTGTCTTCGGTCATTTTTCAGTTCCAATACAGTCCATTTATGTATTTTTGTTCCTACCAAGTAGGCATATTTTTCAAGAGGATTTATTCTGCCCATGTTACCTCCTTTCATGATTTTATATGTAATAATATGAAACAAATAGTGATTTTCCTTGGCGTTGCCAATCTCTTGGTTTTCGCCGTATATAAGAGAAAGTTTTACAACGACATAAGTCTATCGTTGTCGTAATCCCAGAAGTCCATACGATAACCTTCATTGATTGCCGCAGCTTCATCGTCTACAGTATAATACTGTGCTACATCCTTGTAAGCACCTTCCGCTTCTTCGGTAGACAGATATACCTTGCTCCAGTGCCAGAAGGAGTTCTTGGCAGGGTTGTCAGACATGGTATAGCGTTCAAGGAACAGATAGAAATACAGAGCTGCATCCTTGATGAACCAGTCTTCAAATTCAGCTACAAATTCAGCGTCAGTAGATGTAATCATCCACTTGTAGAATTCGTGCCACTTAGCCATGCAAGCAGCCAGATCGCCGTTTTTGTGCATATAACGGAGTTCAAATGTAGCCTCGCCGTCAAATGCGTCCGCCATCAGCGCATCATACTTCACATTTCCTTCAACCCACTGTTCAGGAGCAATAGCAGTAGCCATATGGTCGTTCTCAATTGCGTCACGGGAAATACCTTCGGTGTATGCGCCGTTATGCCAACGATACATCATATATGTACCACCGGACTGCTTTACATAGTAATCGATTTCAAAGTCACCGACTTCCGGCAAAGAGGTTACAATAGCAGCAGCACCGTTGATAATTTCAGTTACACCGGTTGCAACAGTCACCCATGCGCCGTTGATATACCGGCTGTGAGTATAAGTTCCGTCAGACTTGCGTACATAATAATCGGTGAACTGTTCTCCGACAGAAGGAAGCGTTTCAACAACAAGATTCACAACACCGGTGTCGAATACAGAGTTCGGCAGAGTGTTATCCAGAATTTCATTGGTGAACTCCTTCGGGTCGTTCGGGTCACAGGTACGGCTGTCATCGGTCTTCTTGGAGTCACCGATATTACCGATCCCGTAGAAGTGCCATTCGCCGTCTTGGAATTCCTGTCTGGTGTAGGAATTACCTTCGCTGTCCGTACCTACAGCCGTTTCCTTGATGAACACAACGCAGTTCACAAATTCCATCGTAGTCTTTACTCGGCTGTCTTTCTTGACGGAAACAGGAGTATAGGGAAGGAACTGATTGAATCTCTTCTGAAGAAGTGCATTGTTCGCATTTTCGGAAGAAGCAATGTTCACCTTAATGTTGAAGTAGTTGGTGGGAACAGAAGTACGTGTCAGAGATACCTTTTCTACTGTCTGACTGCCCTCAATTGTGTTGGCAACGCCGTTAATAACGTCAGCAACGCCGGTAATAATAACAGCTCCTTTGTTCATGATAAGATCCATGTTTCTGCCTGCAACACCGTATTCGTTGGAGGTAGTACCCTGACCGGAATGCTGTGCGCCGGTAGCATACCAGTTGTCCAGAATAGGGTCGCCGCCCTTGTGAATACACTGGATATTGGTATTCGGAACCTTATCGGATTTATTGTTCGTAAAACGCGGAGCTTCAATCTTGATAATCTTCAGATTGGGGCAGGCAGCCGCAAGAGATTCAGGAGTGAGCATACCGGTAGCCGCATCATAAATCTGATTGCGTGTATATCTGGTAATAATCTCATCTGCACTCAGAGCATCCGCGATAAAGTTGGAAATTACATTTCTGTCGCTGAGAGAAGAAGTGTTTGCAGTCATACGATAAATGCGAACATCACAGTCATCGGAACCGATAGTGATAACAGCGGGAGAACTGTTCTGATGCAGTCTGTGAGAATTATCGTATTCCATCGGACGGTAAGCAACACCGTCTTCGTAAATCATAATGAGTGCCTTTGCACTGTCATCGGTAGTGTCAATCGGTTCTACATTGTACTCAAATTCAATGGTGTCTTCTTCACTGTACGGAGCTTCCAGAGCCTGAAGGGATGTGGTATAAACCGCATTATGCGCCTTCATTTCAAGACCAACGCCGCCAGACAGACAAGACAGGAATGTTGCATCAATATCCTTTACGTTTTCCGTTCTGAAAATCAGTTTGTAGTGTGCACCGTTTGCTTTCATATCCGTACCGAAAAGGTTGTAAGACAGATATGCTCTGTTACCGGCTTTGACTCCGAAATATGCGTTGCCGTCTTCGTCAAGCTGGAAACCACCATTGTTCCAGTCAAATCCGTCAGATACAGTCAGTGCAACATCGCTGTGATCTTCATCAACCCAAGGAGCAGTCTTGTCAATAGCATTATTGGAATACCCTGTGGGATTGAAATCGAATGCAAGTCCCGTGGTTACAGGAACGATCTCAATATCGAGCTTGATGATTTCCATAATGATACCGATGGATACGTCACCAACAGCAATAACAATGGTATGTGTACCATCAATCGCAGTACGGAAAGCCATTGTGTTGATTGCATCTTCCGTAGTTTCGGTGCGTGCAACACCGTCCTGTGTAACGGTTACTTCCGCAATACCGCCGCCCGGTTTATACACAACATAAGTCAGCGTAGTGCTGTCATACTGATTTGCCTGAACTTCCTGATAGTAAAGCTGAGGCTTACCAACCCACCCGTCAGCCGCAACATCGTACTTTACATACAGACCATTTTCAATCTTATAGTAAAGTCTGTTCGCATCATAGCTTGCATCTGCACTGACAGGCAGACAACGGTTGACACAGGCAATAATCGGAACATTGGAAGCACTGTCTACGCAGATAATATCCTTGTAGATGTGATCGGTTTCGATTTCAATATTACCGATAACAGCAGTGATCCATACATCCAGAAGGTGTGCGCCGTGTTCCTGTGCAGGAAGTGTGTAATCCTGAGATACAGCAGAAAGCGTCAGCACAACAGGATCGAGATCAACACCATCCAAACGGAAGTGAACAACCTTTTCAATACCGGAACCGTAAGGAGTATACGGGAAAACAATCGGTTCACCCGCAGTCTTAGTTACCTTATCGTTGAAGGTACTTTCGATACGAACGTCAACCTTACGTGCAGTCCAGTTCTTTGTCTTTACAGTACCGGCACTGTCTGTGATAACCAGAGTAAAACGTCTGTCATTGTAGGTCAGATAATTGGTAATATCAAAGGTATTCAGACCGGTGATACACTGTCCGGTAGCACCCTGTACAGCCGCACCATCAATCTTCCACGCATATGTACCGGTAAGCGGATCGCCGTCTTCGTCCACAGAAGAGAATCTGTACTGAATCACAGCAGTCTCGCCGTCCAGAGCAACAACAGAGGACGGTGTTACCATCTCAATATTGATGGTAGAACCACCACCGGTTCCGCCGCCTCCGCCAACAATAGTTAAAGAAGTCTTAACCTCATCGTTTTCAAGAAGGTTGAACTGACCGGTTTCACTATCGTAAGACACATCATATTCAGCACCGTTTCCGCCGGTAATCTGGATAGGTTCTCCAATCTGCTCACCGTCCACATTGGTCATCCGCAGTTCACGGGTGGTTTCATCCCACGTAAGATTACCGACAGCACGGGCGCGAAGTTCTTTCAGTGTATCGCTGTCTGCCAGTTCTTCGAGGATCTTGTCAACCTCTTCTTTAGTATAATATTTACTCAGATTGATAGTTACAACTGCACCTTCAATCGGAGTGCCATTTGCAGTAAGCTGAAGTTCGCCCGTTTCTGCATTGAAGTCAAAGCCATTCGCTTTCTTTCCAACCGCTTCGTCAAGCAGCTTTATAGCTCCATCGATCAGAAGCATATTGGAATCTTCAGTGCCGTTCATCAAAGTACGCCATTCAAGGAATGTCATTGATGTCTCAGCTTTATCTGTCAGAATCAATTTCAAAAATTCTGTAGTCATTATATCCTCCATGTAAAGATATATTTCGTTGTATAGTTACGTCAATTCAAAGCTCTCAGCCTTATTCACTTACCGTCACTTCCTGTACCAGAACCGCAGGTACTTTGCCAAACGTCTGGAATACAGATGCCATCGTATCAATATCCGCAATAAGTCTGGGATCAAGCTCTCCAAGAGTCATATGCCGCATAGTGCTGATATCACTTAAACCAAAAGAAGAATGCAGATTACCAATCTCTACATTCTTCTCAGGGTTGATAAGCCCGTTGATTAAATATGTCGGTGTGTCTTCCGGGAAAATGATTGTATCTTTACCAAGCGAAATCACGGAATACTGAAGCCGTTTCCAGTCCGCAAAGCAGTACGAAATGTCCCCAAGCGTATATGGATCCAGTTCACCAAGGGTAAGCGCATCAATCATTCCAAGCAGATGCAGCCCAAGACCAAGCTGTTTGAACTCTACAAAAACACGCTTAATAGTTCCCGTAAGTTCATTTCTCAGATACATTTCAATACCGTTAGCAGACATATCTGCACCAGTCACCAAAGGTGTTTTGGCATTGATTAAATAAAGTGTGATTCCGTCTACACCCAAAGAAAGGTCGAATTTGAATCCTCCCTCGATAACAATAGGGAATCGTACAGCAGGTTCATCACGAAATGTAAGATCGATCAGATCGCGGTAGGCTAAAGTAAATCGGCTGGTATCTCTGAATGGGAAAAATATCTTGGTCATATGCGACCTCCCATCTTACACCATTCGGTTATACACTAACCGGCTGATAATCTGTAAGTGTAATGCTCAAAGTTTCCGCAGCAACAGTGATGGCAGTATTACTTTCGATGGTCTTAGGTTCGTCCAGCTCACCACAGGAAAGCAGATTTGCTTCTGCCGTGTTTCCATCAAATAATACCCAGTACGCAGCTTTTGCCGTAGATTCAAACCATACGCCTGTACTTCTCGGAAATTCAATCGCTTCCGGATTTCGGACAGAACCACCGTCCGCCTGTGTAAATGCAGTGATTTTTACACGAGCATAATTGTTGCCGGAGGGTTCACTTACGCCAGTTCCATCAGCAGCAGGTTTCGTACTGGACAGACCAAGCCAGAATTCCGCAGATGCGTCATTATACATGGTATTCATAATTTTATTAAGCCAATATGTACTGTTCATTTCACTACCTCCTTATCTGTTGATATTTTGTTTGATATAGATATCGCCCTGACATACACGAAGGTCATCGTTATGCCGGACTTCAATCTGATAGATATATTTACCTCTGAGAGCAATCGTATCTTCTTCGCTGAATGTAAACACAGTTATCGGACTTCCATCGGTATCAAGCACAGTGTCACCCGTCTTTTCAAGAACAGGATCCGCAGGCTTTGCGTAGTATCCCAGACCCGTGGTTGTCTTTACAGGCATAAATGTAAGAATCACTCTGCAGGCTTCCACAGAATCAGCCGAATATTTTGTACCATCCTCCCGAAGCAAAGAAATTTCCCAGCTTAATGTCTCACCGCCATACATTTCTATATACGGCAGGGTATAAACCGGAAAACATTTCTTTTCATTGATAATATCTTCCATAATCTTATCCTCCTACGTTGATGGGGAATTCACATATAATCCGCATCGTACCCTTACCGGTTACAGTCAGCGTATTCACACCACGCACAAACCGAACAAAATTGAAATTAAAATACGGATACGGATTGATGCTGCCGTCATTCGTTGTAATGATACAGTGATCGCTGTCAATCGTCACAGACTTAATAGCAGACGGAAGATCGCTGAAAGAACAGGCATACCCATCGTCAGAGTTATTGACAATGCTGAATGACTGCGATCCGTTCAGATCAAATTCAATTTTGGGCATATAGTAACCATTATGACTGCTTTCATTATGAAAATCGATCTCTGTTTCACCATCAATCGGATATTCAAATGTCTGCGGATACATATAGGCATACGGGCTGTCACAGGTTACAGTCGCTTTCAATGCCCACGGCATATTTTCAATTTCAACAATTTCAAGAGCCGTTATAATACATCTGTATCGAACAAACTCAAGGTCTTCCTGATGGATCTCCAACCAATGATATTCGTTGTAGCCAGTCAGCCATGTAGCTATGGCATCCAATTCATATCGTGTAAGATAGAGTCCCTTGTCAACACGCTCCTGATTTGCACCGAACACAATAGAAAATGTTAGCTTGTCCTTAAATTGTGTTCCATAGAAAAAAGGCTTCCATCTATGAGCAACAACATCCTCAGAGATAGAAACGCCTGTCGCAAATTTACCGGAACTGTGCGAAGTCCCGTCAATGTTGTACATCATCAGATCAAAGTCTTCGCAGGGAATTCCGTTAAAAGAAAAAGAACATCCCCAAAAAGCCATGTTCTATCCTCCGTTATTCTGTTTTTGTTTCAGATTCAACCTCAGTTTCAGCTTCAACACGCCGTCTTTCCGGACGTTCTCTTCGTTCTCTTGCCGCAGCTTCTTTCTGCATAAGATCGACAACTTCACGCATGACCGCAATACTGCCAAGTAGATTCTGCATATTCTGCTCTCCGCTGACAGTTACATTGTTCAGCGCATTGATAGCCATAGTCATTTTCTGAATCATTTCGTTTTTCATATATTTCTCCTGATTATTCAATATCATTTAACCACTCTACAAGCAAATTGATCTTTGCGGCTGTAATCTCATCACCGGATGATACCGCATTATCGCTATATCCGCTTCCGAGCATACCGGTTATTCCATTAAGAGCCTGATTATAGTGAATGGCAGTAAATTCGTCTCCTGAATCCGGATATGTAAAATACGCCGCTGTTGAACCCGTCTGAATCTGCGAATATCCTTTATATACACGGACAGCATTTATGTTATCAAGCAAAGCGCACCATTCCGAAGCAGTTATATCAAATTCTTTTCCGGAAGTTTTCACTGTACTTCCATCATCCCATGTGAATAGTTCGGGACGATTCGAGAAAGCAACATTAAGTGTTATAGCTCCAACTGTGGTAGATGTCCCATAACCTCTTACCCATATGTAGTATGTAACCCCGGCTTCTACAGCATATGTCAGAGAAAAGTTACTGCTGTCACCGTCATCGTCATCATATGCCACATAATTGTTTGGCACACCATTGGAATTGTCAAATGACGGCGTTCCCGTTGTAAGATAGCCATATGTGTCATAACTGCCGGAAGAAGATATTGTCACATTTCCACTTTGAGAGAACTTCACAGAAGCATAAAAAATCGTAGCTTTCCGTAAAGTCCAGCTTGCTGTTTTTGTTGTAGATACCGTGCCAAGCCCCGACTGCTGTTCACTTGCCCAGTTCGCTGTGCTGCAAGATATATCTTCAAGCTCTTTTGATAAAGTCGAACCATTGGAGGTATATGTGATCCTTGCTCCAATGGAATAACTGGTAGAAGGGCTGAGTCCAGTAAATGTATAGGAATTTGACTGCGAAACACCTGAACTTAGGCTGACAGGACTTTGTTCTACTCCATCAACAGACCAGTAAATATATCTGTCATTTCTGCCATATGATGTATCAAGCCCTTTGACCGAAACAGTAATGGTAGTACCAGTGTTACTGCCAAATTCAACATATGCTCCATCAATAGTGACAGATTCGTTTGTTGTAACATCTTTGGATATTGTCTTGTTATATTCTGTTCCATTGACATAATACACAATCACAGCATAAAGAGTATATTGTGTATCAGCCGTCAAACCTTCAAACGTGAAGCTATCTGATGATGTTGTATCATAAACGGGTGTTTCACCAAAATACGAACTATCTGATACGGCTCCAATATACCATCGGATAGATGCAACCCCATCATCATACCCAGTTCCAAGGTCATCTACATATGCCGTTATCTCTGTTCCGGATGCCGAGCTTTCTGCTACAATGTCAGCTAACCCCATATCGACAGAAGATCCCGGAGGGACGATGAATACAGTAGGTGTACCGGAAGCGGTTAAACTGTAATGCCGTACATATAGATAATAATATGTCCCAGCTTCTACGTCATATGTGAACGAAAAATTATTACCCGTACCGCCATCATCATTACTGGTAAGAGTGCTGTTTGGCGTACCTGACGATGTGTCGAAGTAATCGGAATCCTGATCGCTAAGGTAGCCAACTGTGTCACCGTCTCCTTCTGAATAGAATGTCGCCGTCCCGCTTTCTGAGAAGTATACTCTTACTCTGGCAACCTCGCCTTCAAGTAGTTCATATTCAAGCTCTATTGTACTGCTTACATTGTTATAACCATTTTCGTATGCAATTGTCCAATCACCAGATGATGAACTTCCGGGCGGGTCTACATACACGTCAATATAACCAGATTCATCTTCATATCTGTGTCTGACAAACAAATAGTAGAACCCTGCTTCTACTTCGTATGTAAACTCAAAGTCACCAGAAGTGTTACTGTCATATTCCAAATAATCAGACGGTCTTCCGCTTTCGGCATCAAATGAAGTTGACTCACTGAGATATCCTCTTGAGCTGGATGCACCAGATGAGTAAAACGTCGCCGTCCCGCTCTCCTGAAACCCGACCCTGATTCGGATAACGCCATATTCACTAAGGTAGTAAGAGCCGCTTGATTCTGAACTTATAGATCCCCAGCTATCGGTATCTTCAATAAACCATTCCGTTATATCTTCTTCCGATTCGGTTGTCACGGTTTTGGTTTTGCTTTCCATGATAGCACCTTCGCCAGTGATGTTCTCAACCTCAATAACATAAGAAGTATCCGGGTCAAGCCCATCAAACGTCATCCAACCCGACTCAGTATCATCGTCTGCTAAATCTTCACCATCCCATCTTGAGCCGCCAAGATACCATACAACATAATGTCCAACGCTTCCTGCAGTCATCAGGTTATATGCTCTCGCCTGAAAGGATGTTGAAGTTATATTTTTTACTTCAATAGAAGCCATTCCTTACCTCCTTATCCAAATACAGCAACAGAAGAGCCACTAAGACCGGTTACAGTCGCATTAGAAAAATCAATATAGCCATATGCAAGACATGGGCTATCAGAAGAGCCTTCAAATTCAATAGAATCAGCAATTGTAGGATAATTGAGACGTAATACACCCCATGCAGTAAGATTAGTTATCGGCGCACCGCCTGCGTCATGGTATTGAATCTTAAACATTTCTCTTAATGTTCCCGCAAAATATCCCCAGACAGAGAATCCACCATCGGTATTATCTGTATCATCTGGATCCGGTAAAACACTAATCTCATTGCCATAAATTTCAGGAGAATAAATCGATGTGCCATCGATAAATGTACCGCCAGAATATGTACCATTAGCTATCTTCTTTGCGATTGCTTCTGCTTCTTCTGCGGAACTGAGAGCCTCTCCCGCTGCAATTTCTGCATCATACGCCATATTATAAGCATCTTCTGCATCAGCCGCCGCATTAGCCGCATCCGAAGCCGCTGTATTTGCGGTACTTAAAGCTGAATTTGCATTCTTATATGCAGTGCTTCCGGTTTCATCAATCTGTCCCCATGCAATACTGGAACCAGCTCCCATGACAATCTTGCCTTTTACTGTAACATTGCCGGAATCATCCACAACAAAATTGCCGTTACCAACATTGATACCGCTGAGATCAAGATAGTCACCTGTGAATTTTCCGCCTGACATCATATTGTTTCCGGAACTGTCTTGGAATGTAGCACCTTTTACCGTACCGCTGAATGTACCACTTGTTGCTTTAAGATTCCCATTTGAATCAACAACAAAAGTACCGTTTCCGATATTAAGACTGCCACCAACAATCTGCATACCACTCAGTTTCCCAGCCGCAATAGCATCAGCTACGATGCCATTGTGATTGATAGCCGTAGTCCAATTCCATGTGCTTGCAGGATCAGCCGAAGCAGTACCGGAACCAAAGAGCATACCGTTTTCGTTCATCCAGATTGCTTGGGTAGCACGTTCCTTCTGTGCCGCATTGAGTAGCCAGATACCGTCAGAATCGAAAAGCACGTTTCCAGTCGCAGACTGCATCTGAGACTTTGATGAATCAATAACACCACTCATCATGTCTGCTTTCAGATATCCTTCAGTATCTATAATCTCAGACAGGGTTTTATTAGTCTCCAGAAGCTCGTCCTTGACTTCCTGAATCGAACTGTCTTCCACGAGATTCCAGCCTGTACCATCAAAACGATAGAGTTTACCTTTGGTGAAACCATCAGAGTTCTCGCCGGTGACATACCAGATATCTCCCTCGCCGCACTCCGTAGGTGTCTTAGCCTGATAATAGGAAACAATTTTCTTATCTGCGGTTGCCTGTGCAGTACCAGCAGCTTTTACCGCTTCCACAACTTCCGGGTCTGCAATAGAATCCCATGAGGTTCCGTTATAACGATAAAGTTTCCCGTATTCAAATTCGACAGAATCTGTATTCTTACCATTCACAAACCAAAGATCGCCTTTTTTAGCCTCAGTCGGTGTATCAGCCTGATAATAAGTAACAATCTGCCCATCCGCAACCGCTTCAAGATCTTCTGTGATAAGTTCAAGAGCTTCATTAAAATCTTCTGCAATCGCATCATCACGGGCATCCAATTCCCCAACAAGAGAATTTGAAGTACCATCTCCGTGCGTAATATAGAAACGTAAAGAGTCAATATATACACCACTGCTGTCAACCCGGAAGCATCCGTTTTCAGTATCAATGATTAAGTTCTGACCCGCAAGCAAAGTACCGACAATATACGGAGCTACAATACCGTATGCCGTACCGCCGCTCTTATAATAAAGATTAGGGTAATCATCCGACCATGTGTCTGCATTATAGGTATAACGGACATATGTATCTCCGGACTTCACATAATAAGTCAAATTCGGGTTATAAACACTTTCGGCAGGAGTGTATGACCCAAGGTTCGGATCAAATACTTTACCGATAGCCATTTTCGCTGTAGACCAGTTGTCATCGGTAAAAGCAATCACATTGTCTACAATCCAGATTTCTTCCGGTTCATATGTCTGAGACTCCTTGTCCTTCCACTTTCGTACACGAATACCGGTATCATCGAACGTGATCGCCTGATTCTTAGAAGAAAGTACAGCATTCTTTGCAATATCAAGTGCAGAATCCATGAAGTCCTTGACAGCAGAAGAAGCCCCGCTGTTTACGAAAGCTCCATATGCACCACTGTTTTGGCTGAGGGTTTTACCCATAGAAACGCTTTGGTCAAGGAGTTTTGAAAGAGCAAAAGACTTGTCAAATGATGTGTATGAACTGCTGAAAGATACCGTAAAACCAGTCGGATCATCAAACTCCAGATGAACTTCGACTACATAAGGTTCAAGTATCGCATCATCCAGATTCAGATATACCCGTTGACCAAGAGTAAGTTGGTTTCTGAAAATAATGTAATCATCCAAATTCAGAAAATTCACACAATCAACAGAGAAGTTATATGTGGGACTTGCGTGTTCTGCAAGTACCTGTGTACCATATTCCAGAAGCTCCCATTCCACCTGATGCTTTGTATATTCATTTGCATTTTCTGTGAAATAAAGCCGTCCGTTTGTAATCGTGATATTCCGATTGCTGTATGTCAGCTTACCGGAAATCGTGATATTTCCGGTATCAAATACTGCCTCTCCGATCTCGCCGTTTTCAAGATATCCCGCAAATACAGATGTTCCATCGCTGTTCACAGAAAGAGTGGCGCGAATAATACCACCTGTCAGAGTACCGAGCGTAAATGAGCCGCCAACAAAAGAAGTTATTGTATTTCCAGCGGAATCCGTGGTCGTAGTAATCGTAGACTCAGCAGTAATTACAGCAGTTCCATTCGCAATCTGAACCGTGTACTCGTCGTCGTGATAAGACACAGCGGTTTGGGCAACAAAGGAATTGTCCTGAATAGAATCTTCCAGAAAATATCTTCGCAGAATCCGCAATTCCCGATCTGTGAAATAATTCTCTAAAGCAAGCGTATCATTGATATTGTAAAGCTGTTCGTATAAATCCTCCGCTTCTTTCTTCATAGAAGCAATCTGCTCTTTAGAAGCGGAAATGACTCTCCTGCAATCCGTAATGTCCGTATTGATATCATCAAGATCGCTCTGAGATTTGATCCCCTGTGCAATTCCTTGAATGATAGCCGCCTGTACATTTTGCAACGCCGTCAGTTCTGCTTCCAGATCCGCAAGTTCCGCCTGTGCAGTTACAACAGCAAGCAGCTTCATATTATAGATCATTGTCGTATCATAATATACTGTCTGATAGGATTTACAATCCGCTTCCCACTTACGCCACTTATCAATCATTTCCTGATTAAAATTGGTCGTATTCATGAAATAGTCAAGATTGTAGATTTTATTAGTTCCCGTTGGATTCACACTTCGGATACTAACATCGTCTGCGCCGCTGACATCAAGACAGGTAACGATACTGTCACTATCTTCATCAATTTCAATCTTCTTGATTAGAGAATCGGATGAAAGATATATCTGCTTTGTTGGGACGGAGGACACAACACTGATTACATGAACCACACGATTGTAGGTGTCAAAATCAAATATACATCCGTATTTTTCCTGCAAATCAGATTTGATAAAATCATATACCTTTTTCTTAGTATCATCGAATGTACGGTATTTACCGACAAGGGAAGCATCGATATCAAATGTCCAGTCCGGCATCACTTCACGGATTCTCCCAACGATTGTATTAGGGTTATTTGTGTTAATACCGTCAAAAAAGTTAAAGGTTCCGGCTTCCAGAAAGATATCTTTTTTAGCAAATTCGTACTCAAGAGAATATGCCTTGCAGGATTTTATCTTGCAAATACCGTCATCTTCTTCCTCTGGATCGATAAGTAAAAATTGTCCGCACCCAACCAGATCAATGATTCGCATACCGACAATCTCATCATAATGCGGAACTGCCCGCCCATCCACATGAGCAGGAATGTCAAATGTGAGTATTGATATTTCGTTGTATCTTAAATCAGCAACACAATTATAAATATAGCCGAGAGTTTGCAATGGAGTGTTATCTAAATTTTTTAATACAAATGTTGGATTTTTGCTACAGTCAAAAGTGGAAAAATCAACTACCAATTTATCACCTCCCCATGTAATAGAATAGAGTTATGCTACCTACTTTCATAAGCAGCATAACTCACAGTTTTAGAATAACGATGTCCTCTTTTTTATCCCTCTTGTAGTAAACCCCTCTGTAATATAATCAGACGCAGCTTCTCCGATTTCTCTATGCAGTTTTCGGATATCTTCCTTGTCCAGTTTCTCTTGTACATGAATGTGAGTTTCGTTATTCACAGTCACATCACGAACAGAAGAATCGCTGTTGTCATTATTATTTGTAATATTTTCAACAGCATCCATAACGCTGGGGTTTGTCTGAATCATTCCATTAACCAACCTTGTGTGCGGACTGGGTGAATCATACATCATATCAAGCAGGCTCTTCGCTGGTTTCTTGGGTATAATCAACTCTCCCGCTTCCAACTTGGCAATGACTTCATTCGATTTCAGTTTGGATTTTTCACCAACAATTCCGCCATCATGGTAAACATCAAACAACTTACTGCTACCGAGCCACCATGTTCCGTCTCTGGATTTGGTAATCTGCTGTCCGATATAACCGCTCAGAAGTTTCGCCAGTTTTTCGTTTTCCTTAGCGAGAGCCTGCTGTGCCTGTGTATCCGATGTGGTGTGCCAAGCATCCGCATTCTCCTTCATCTTATCCACAATCGCACTGCCTACTTCATCGTTAGAAAGACGATATAAGAGACTTCCATCCTCACGATACCATGAACCGTTTTTACTGGTAAGTGTTTCACCGAATGTATTCTTCCACTCATTTGCAAGATCCTTTTGCGCTGCCTCGATTGATTTGCGTTCAGAATCACTGGCAGTAAACCATGCAAGAGAGTTTCGCTTCATTGCGGACAAAATAGAAGTTGCAGAACCATAGTCGCCAGCGTTTGAAGAACCATATGAACCACTGATCGCTCCGGTATGTTCACCGAGATTTGTATCGTTATCCACGCCTTCAAGAGCATTTACAAATGAACCATATCTCTGAACTGCTTCAGAAGCCGCGTCCCATGCAGATACGAGTTCAGATTGGAGAACCGAACCATAATTTTCGTTCCATGAAAGAAGGTCAGAATACAACCCATCCCAGTCTTCTTCGATTCTGGCAATCGCCGCTTGATACAACTGTTCAGCACTGCCGAGCATATTTTCAAGAGCTTCGATTTCGTCATCCTTGGTTTCTTCAAAGGCTTCCAGCTCTTTGTCCAAGGCTTCTTCCTGAACCTCATATGAATAACTGCTCTGTTCGTCTGCAAGTTCCTTCTGCAATTCAGCGAGTTCTTCTTCAAGAGTACGCTTCTGTGCCTGTGCTTCCCTGCTGTCATCAAGTGAAAGCTGAGAAATCTTCGCTTGGAGCTTTGCAATCGCTTCCAACTTGTCTCCAACACTGCGTTCACGGTCAGCCTGCTCCTTGGTAATGCGAAGCATTTCTTTCTTGTTGTCGATTATGTCGGAATAAGCATCCTTCTCGTCTTCGAGAGCTTTGATCTGCTGTTCGTTTTCCCACTTAATCAAATCCTGCGTCAATTGCAGGATTTGTTCAAGTCCGTCCTTTTGGCTGACATAACCATCTTCCAATGTCTCATAATATGCTTCAATAGAATTGGTAGCTGTTTTGGTAAGCGACTGCATTTTGGAAATATAGTCCGCCGCATTCTCAAAATACGATGCGTCCATTCCCTTAGTCGCTCCGATAGCCTTAGCATAACCAAGAGTTGCGTACACAAGATCCCATGTTGAACTGCTTGCGGAAGCCGCCGCATCTGTAAGTTCAGCAAGCATCTTGATGTCATTCTGTTCAACAGCCAGCAAAATCTTCTTCACATACGCCAGAGCATTTTCTACCGCAAGTTCTTCGGTTCTCGCAGCAATCACATTCTGGATCGCCTGCTTATTTACAACAAGTTCACCGTTTTCGTCGAGTAAGAAGTCGAGATACTTCGGACTCAATGCAAGTATTTCACGTAAACTGTCAACACTGAGAGTTCCGGTTGAAGCGTATTCTTTCGCCGCATCTGTCAGAGTAGTATATACGTTTTGGAAACCTTCAACAGCACTATCGCACTCTGACACTACTTCATCAATCGCATCAAGCAAGCTATCCTTGGCAGAAATAGCTTCTTCAACGAGATTTCGGATGACTTCATCCGTTTCCTTATATCCGAGAGATGTGTAATACTCGATTTCCGCATGAATAGCAGACAGAATGTTTTTCCATGAATCTACGATCTGCCCAATGTTGCCACTATCCGCAGACAATACATCAATCTCATGTTTACTGATATCAAGGTATTCATCAAACTTTTTCTGACGAATATCATTGATGTTGTCGTAGTAACTCCACCACTGGTTCTGAAGTTCCTGAATCAGCTCGTGGTTATCATCCAAACCAAGGGAGCGATAATGCTCTGCTTGCTGATGAACCTTGTCCTGCAGACTCTTATACAAAGATATGATTTCATCCTCTGTACCGTCCTGACGAGAAAGCAGGTCAATCTGATGTTCTGTATCTCCGAGAGAATCATTGAAAACTGTTTTTAGCTTATCATAGACTTCTTCTTGGTATTTGTAGTAATCATCCAGTTCAATCTGCCCTGTCGTATACGCATTTTGATAAGCAGTGTTCAACCACGCAAGATAATCCTCAACGGATTCCTGATCCATATTCAACAAATGCTGATGCTTTTTATATGCTTTCTCAAACTCGGTTTCTTCTTTTTCGGAAGATGATTTGGAAGGAGTTATACCAGCGAGATAGTTTTCGGCGTTGAGATCATCAATAATTTTATCAAGCGCATTGGCATATTTCAGGTCACGAATACTTGCTTCTACATATTCCTTATAACCGTCAATCCAATTTCCGGAAGCCGTTTTATTATTTTCAGTTTCCCAGAATTTCACATAATCATCAAAGGAAGAAATCTCTTCTCCATATTTTGCAATAATAGCATCGACATTTGCGGCAGTCTTTTCTGTACCGGCTCCTGCAAGCAACGCTTCTCTCGCTTTTGTTTTTACAAGAAGTTCATTGATCCGCAACTCTTCTTTCTTGGCTTCAATCAATTCCCATACGGCTGCTTCTTCCAGTTTATAGCCCTTTGTGGTTTTGATAATATTGTCAGCCAAATCCGGATACTGCATAATCAAGTCGAGCATTGCAAGAGTGGAAAGCTCTGTGCCTTCTTTTGCATCTTCCAATACGCCGACAAGATCTTTTATGGATGCAAGAGTATCTTCCGTTTCTTCTTCTGTCTTCCGTAAACCGGAAACAAGTTTAGAAATCAGCGCAATCTGATCCGTAGTCGCATCATTTGCCGCAAGTGTAGCACCTGCTTCCTGAACAAGCTTTTGAGCAAGGGTATCAAGCTCATCTGCCTGCAACTCGATCTTACCGTTCGTAAAGTCGAACAGGTCAGCATAATCTTCACCAAGAGCTGTAACTTTCTGGTATGTAGCCGCAGTTACTTCGCCCGTATCCGAATACTCAGCAACCGCTTGTTTCAGAGCTTCAACAGTTCCTCGGAATTTTGAGATGGTCTGCTGGGCAACAGAAACCACTGTTTGAGATGCTTGATTTTCTGTGGCTGTCACAGTATTATAGAAATCTGCGAATTCTGATTGTGAACTCAAAACAGAATCAATAGCTGCTTCAACATCTTCTGTACTTCCAGCAAATGTATTTGAAGCATCAGCAGAATCCACTAACGATTGACGGAATGAATCAAATTCAGATTGTGTCTTTGGTAATTCTTTACCTAAAGCTTCATTTACAACTACAGCATATGCTGCATTTTTATTTTGTGTCTTTACGCTCTCTTCATATTCCTTGATAGCATCAGTAAGATGTTCATATGTAGCAGAAAGCGCACTCCATACTTCATTATCATCACCAGCAACATTTTGGACAATATCCATCATGTCGCCAAGACGCTCATATGCTGAAATGATACCTTCCACGGAATTAAGGTCTACATCTTCAAAATTAAGCCCCATTCCCTTTGATGCAAATTCACCAGAAGAAATGTATCCCGCTTCTACTAAAGCATTCAATGCTTTATGGTTTATATCACTATCTTTGCCCCGCCATGTGGTATTTATATTTCTAAGACTTCTTCCCGGAGATGTGTCGTTTGCTGTATCAATCAGCGAATCAGCAAGAGCATTTGTTTGAGTTGTCAGGCTTCTTCCCTGTTCACGCAAAGCAGAAACAGTAGCCTTCCTAATAGATTCATCCAAGGAATCGTAATCAGAAATCAGTTTCTGGACTTCATCGCCCTCATATCCAAGAGTTTCAAGCAACTCTTTTGAGGTTTCAATCAAGGATTCTTTTGCTGATTCATCCGTTTTAACCGCCTCAGAAAGATTCATGTATTCTGAAGCAAGATCGGTAATTTTTTCGCTTAATGCGGTAGCGGCTTCACCTGCTTGAATAGCTCGTTCGCGCTCTCTTTCTGTAGCGGTAGCTAATTCGTAAATTTTATCAATTACAAATGAAATTGCAAGAGACGCAATCATATTTACGAACATATTTAACGCAGCATTCAAAACCTGTACGCCAACGGCAGCGGCTCTACTTGCTAAAGACATCCTCTTTATGCCTTTTTCGCTTGCTTCTACTGCTTGACCATATGCTCCAGTGACCTTTTCCGCATCGTCAGTAACTTCGATAGATGCTTTTAACCAATCACTTCCTTGTGCAATGGTCTTGTTCCATGCCATTTGCTTTTTTGTTAGATCGTTCTGAGAATTGCCCAAGTCCTTAATTGCTTCTTGATATTGCTCAATGAGATTTACATCATTTGCCGCTTCAAGTTTTCCAACACTCCAAAACGGGGTAATCCCAACACCAGACCCACCCCAACTTTTATATTCCGTCACACGGAATAATGTCATTTTATCAAAGAATGGGGTAACAGCAGTTATCAACGTAGGGAGTGAACCCAGAAGATCAGTAACATCAGTTAAAAATCCAAGAATTCCAGTGCCTGCATCATACACAAACGTAACTAATTCGCTACTTAAAAATGTTGCAGCCAACTTTTCATACTGCGCTTGGAATACCTTCTGTTTTGCTTGAATGCTTTCCATCCAACGCTCATGTTCTTTCATTGCAGAGCCTTCAGCATTTGAGGATGCCTTTAATACATTAACAGCATCTTTCATATTTGTAATAGCCGCTGCAAGAGCATTACCTTGTCGTTTACCTGCAAGAAGTTCGAGCAATGCGGCTTGATCGATATCGCTCATGTCTTTCCAAACTTTGCTGATACCAAGGATAATATCGTATGTACTCTTGAAGTTCTCAGCATCAGCCATGATATCAAAGCCGCCAAGATCATCCACATTAGTGAGTGCTTTAACCTTCTTTTGTAAAGAAGCTGTACTTTCAGCCATCGCTTCTGTTTCAAGACCGGCATCTTCAAGTTCTGTTACTGCACCACGAATACGCATGGAAACAGTCTTCCACATTGTACCTACAACATCCGGATCTTGAATTACATTGTTTGCCGCAACCATCAAAGCAATAGACTGGTCAATCGTATTGTTTGCCGCAGCCATTGCAGATGCACTTCTCTGCATAGCACTACCGATACCGCCAGATGAAATTGCAAACTCATTACCAATCTTGTTGAACTTATCAACAATAGTCATTGCATTTTCAGCTTCGATACCAAATGCTTTCATCGTAGAAATGATTGAATTGGTAGCCTCATCAATGCTTCCTACTTCATCACCAACTACACTATAAATGTTAGCTACTTCAGCAAGAGACGCGGCATCCTCCATAGTATAGCCGAGACGTGCAAAACTTGATGTTGAAGTTACAAGATTAGAATACGATGTACCAATCTCAACCGCCTTATCTGCGGCAGATGTGAGAAAACCATCATAAGCCTCGTCTGTTTCATTTGTTACCTTTTTCAACTCGGTCATCGCAGTGTTCAAATCTACAACAGCATCACCGATACCTGTTACACCACGCATAACTCCGGCAAGTACGCCACCGAGAACCATCCAAGTTCCCATCTTTGCGGCATTCGCCTTCAGCTCATCAAATAAATTTCTGCTATGCTTTCCAGCACTTATCAATCTCTGTTCAAACTGACGAATCTCTGCATTAAGATTAGTAAGTTCCTTTTGTGTTGTAACAACGTATGAACTATCAAATAGTGCTTCCCATTGTGATAACAAATCGGGATCACTAACAAACGAGCTATATGTTTTCTTTAGATTTTGCAATCTAAGACGAGCTGTTTCAAGGTTGGTGTTCAACCGGTCATTATTAAGTATTTGGTTTGATGCAGAATTATCAAGCTTCAATTGCTTAAAATCCTGAATTAACAGCTTGAGCTTATGCCTATACTCATCCAAATCCTTTGAATCAACCGCATCATCAAGTTGTTTTTTTGCTTTATTTACAGCAGCCTCAAAATCGCCACCAAAAATCCCAGCATTAGTCCACTTTTGAATATCCGTTTGCAGTGCGGCTTGTAATTCTGCTTTTTTGTTCGCAAATGTAGCTGCTTTAAGGTCGGTTGAAGCATATGCCGATCTTTGAAGTTCACCGGCATATCTCTGCAAGTCAGCAATCATAGAAGCGATTTCACGCTTATGATCTGTTGAAAGTGTCGTATTCGCTTTCTTGATCTCTTCGATACGTCTCTTTACAGATGTAAGTTTGGTTTGATATTGATTATATTGCTCCATATCAGCAAGCAACGGCTTTGATGTGTTTACCAAAGTCTTGCTCGTAATATCAGCAATTTTATTATCAATTCGATTTAAGAAATTTAATGTCTTTTCAAGCTCAGTACCGGCACTCTTATCAGACAAAATTGAGTTGGTCTGAACAAAACCGCTGAATGCTTTTGAAGTGTGTTTGATCTTTGCAAGCTCAAAATTAAACTTTTCAACAACTCCATCTGCTTTTGTTACATTCGCAGAAAAACTTTGAATATTACCCTGTGCATCCTTAAACACATTTGTAATATCCACCTTGCCCATCTTGCTGAACTCTTTCTGGGCGCGAGAAACAATGTCCTTAACACCGCGAAAATACTTCTGTCCGTCAGCTTGAAGTTTCTTACTGTCGAACACCTTTATTTGAGAACCTTTTCCGGCGGTACTGGTATTGACTTTCTTGGCGATTGCCTGCAACTGGCTTTGAACTGTTTTAACAGACTTATCGTCAAGCCCGACCTTTAATTCGATTTTGTGAGCGTTGCCTAAATCTCTTGCTAATTTCGCAAGATCGGTATCCATACCTTGTTTACTGTCATCGTCCACAATCGCTTTCACAAGTATCTGCAGTTCGTCCACGCAATCACCTCTCTTTCAAATAGAAAAATCAAATAAATAAAAGGCACAGTCGCTATTTTGCAACTATGCCCTGTCGTTTCAAACCATCTTTCAATGCTTTTTTCAAGCCATCTGATGATTGTAATTCCTCAATTGTTTTTTCAATAAACGGTCTTTTCTTAGCACCGCTCCAATAGTCATAACCATAACCAGAAGGATTATATATACCGTATTCAATCAGTTTGGGTGTATCAGCACTCATCGGAGTCGTTGTTCTTGCTCCTGAGACACCATCCAGATATGGGTTCGGCGGTGTAATATTTCTGACTATCAAAATACCGTTTTTAGCAACAGCTCCATAAATAATAATGTTACGATCTGCTATAAGACCGCCATTACTTTTACGTCGTTTATAATGGACAGGCTTATATCTGTCATAAACTTCTTCCTGAATAACTTCCTGCTGCTTTTCTTTGACTGCCTGATACACTTCATTTGTTAGTGCAGAATCGACAGCCTTTTGCAAATATTCATGTAGTTCTGTCAAATTCTTAAATTGCGGCATAAAACCTCCATAACGTATCTGCAACAGTTATTCCGTGCAGAATCTTTCAATCTTTGTGTAAATATCCTCATCAGATACACAGTACAACGAATTCCATTCTACTGTAGCCATTGCACCAAGAAGACTCTTTCCATTGACACAAAAACCTGTATCATCAATCAGTTTAACACTTCCGCTAATAGTCGTCACAATGCTGACGAAGCTCAAAATATCAGAAGTCGTTACTAACTCAATTTTGTATTTGTACATACAAACATTCCCTTTATCTTTTAATATAATGTCCACCAGTAATCAAAATGTTTTCTGTAACCATTTCCTTTAACGGGAACCTCTTTCTTACGAGCAATATGGTTGGAATAGCGTTTGAAATACTTTTGCTTATTGGAGTTTTTGGGGTATTTTATGTACTTACCAACAGGAACATATTCCCCATCCACTAAAGCCCAGTCAACATATCCAGCGGAAATGTTATAACCGTTACCCATATTGACAATCTTCATCAACCGTTTATTTTTGATATGTTTCATACGCCGACGGTACGCTCTACCTGTTTTACGGACACCAGCCTTACAATATTGATCTTGATCCATAATGTCTCCACAGTCGCAGCCCGTATAAAATCTCATCTGAGTCTTATCGCACATACAACATTCTGTCATTACATCACATTCTTCATCAATATACTGCGGCAATACAGCCATGCTGCACATTGAACAATCTTCACAAAGGTTGTATCTATTTTCTCTACTCATAGAAAATCCCCTTTCATTCAAAGGATAATTTTTACAGTTTTAGATTCTTTTAAGATTTATTTTCTACCATAGCACGGGCAATATCCTGTCCCGAAACATTTGCATTCTTACTCAGCTCAGACATATTTTTGATAAAATCTGACATCTGTTCTCCATTTACTCCGCTGAAAAGCGCAGAGAAATTATCAGTCATATGCTCAATCTCACCTGCAAGTTTCTGAATCTGCTGAACCTGAGTAGAAAGCATCTTCTGCTTTTCAAATTCAATTCTTTCATCAATACATCTCTGGATCATCTTGTACTGAGGCTTATCAATGCTCTTGATGATTTCATCAATCAATTCAGATGCTCCCATCACAAGTTCATATGCCCTGCTGGAATTTGAAGGCATAGTGAAATTCGCATAATATGTAAGGACATTCTTACGGTTGATATATTCTCTTGCAACTGGAACGATCATCAGATCATCCTCCATAATGCTTGCACTCACAACATCTTCAATATAGCGCATTGTTTCTTCCAGAGAAAGTATCTTTTTCACTTCAAAAGTAATACTGCTTTCATCCCCTTCAGGAAATGTCATTTCGATTACGCCTTCTCCAAGTCCATCGCAATACTTTTCCAGTGTATTGATAGAAACATTATTTCTTTTCTTTGCCATATAATTTATTCCCTTCAATTATAAAATGGTTGACTGCATAATGTCCGAGACATATAGCATCCGATAAATTATCATTATCCGTCTCGACATTAAAGTGTTCTTTTACATATTGGATTGATAAAATTTTTGACTCTTTCTTGCCGGATGTTTTCAAGGCAGTTACATTATCTTTGATTTCCTTAGAACTCCTTCCTCTGGCTTTGCAATAATTCTGCCATTGGGTCGGAGCCACAAAATCATACAAGTATTCGTTTTTCTCAAAGAGATTCACGAGGACACCCTGAAGCTGGGCAAGTTTCTTGAACGACTGTACGTTCACGCGAAGCTGGATATCTTCAATAAAAATCGCAGATATTCTATGAGTCTTAATCAATGTATCAACCAGTTCTTCGATAGCGAGAATTGCTTTGGCATATGTGTATTTTTTGTTATCAAACGAAAATACTCCATAATCTTCAAGCTGTTTGCTTTCGTAATCATATACTGCCCACGCTCCGTTTCTCGCCTGATCCAATGCTAAAATTTTCATATTTTGAATAAATAAAAAATAGGGTGGGGAGATTATTACCTTCCCACCCTGTTGCGTTTCAGCATCGGATATCAATACTTGACCATCTGGATCATAATGCCGGTTCCGGCGTCTCTCATAACTTCACACTCAAAAGTAGTAGTTGAAGGATCGCCGTCTGCAGCAAAGCCAAGTTCCAAGTTAGAAGTGAACTTCAAATTAGGAATGGTAATCTGGAAGGCTTCGTCTTTACCGGTTTGCTGGTTACGAAGCACAGTGTCACCGACGAGCTTATATGTACCGCTGAAATGTTCAGCATCGATTACGTAAGTTTCAGCAGTCTCTTCACTTTCATAATCGTAGTACACAACAACACGCTGATCCTTTGCAGCGGCAACAGTAAGAACATTTTCTGCAAGTGTTGCACCAGTCATATCAATCAAAGCGTCGTCTTCACAATCTGATTCATAAGGATATACAAGAATCTTGTCAGCCGCAGTTTTAGGTTTGAAAGCAAGTATAATCTTACCCTCGCCGTCAGCTTTCAGCGGATACATTCTACCCTTATTTTCGCCGTCTTCGTATTCAGTAACCTGTCTCATACGGATTGTCTGAACACCAACCTTACGGGCAATACCGGAAATAAGCTCAAGTGACTTAGGAGAAATCAAAGCATCCTCGATAGTCAAAGTAGCTTCTTTATTGATTTCCCATGTAATAAGCTTAGGATTACCCTTACCACCTCTTGCGTAAACTTTCTCGGAAGTTACGCTAATGCTTGAAGTCTTCAAACTGTCGAACTGAATGATAGGCTTATCTGTTTCCATGTCATACAAAACGACATCCATGACTTCTTTTGCGCCAAATTTTGCGTTAGCCATTTTAGTACCTCCTGTAAAATAAAAAAACAGCATGGACGAATCCTGCCGTTGTTTGCTTGTTATTCTGAATCACGTTTGATTTTTGTGATCCAATGTGTTAAATTAACATTTTCTTTCTTTGCCCCATGCAAAAGAGCTTGCACACTGACTTCATAATCATCCATGATTTTCAAACGATTGAACTGGTCGTTGAATTGATATAAATCATATTCCATCACAGTATCCATCAGCATACCATGTCCGCTTGCCAGTATACTTACAAGATCCGCCAATGTAATTGCTGACCCATCTTCATCTGTTGATTTTGCTTTACGACGCTTCATCCGTTCTTCTTTCCTACGCTGAAGAACTCTACGTGCTGCATCATTATCAGGATTTTCATCCTCTTCGCAAGGATCCTGTAACCCATTTCGCATTTTGATAATCGCTTGAATATCATCAAAATTCTCTTTTGAAATCACAAATGAATTTCCAGTAAAACACATCTTTTTTGCTGAAAATGTAATTGGGCTGTGCGTTATTTGTGAAAACCAAAACATCATGATTTCCATAATTTTGGGATCCTTAATTGCATTTTGAACCAAATATCTGTACACGCCTATTTCAGAAATATCTTCTCCTGTCATTGCATGAATATCAATGGGAGTTAGGCACAAATAGCGAATTTCAGCACTGTACTTCTTATATCCTATCCGAGCAATTGTTTGTAACGGAATAGGATATATCGGCACTTTGCCAACATATATAGGTTCTTTTGAACAGAGTTGTAAACCAATATCTTCTAATTCCATTCGTCACTCCCTGTTGAAATCTACTGTTCTGTAGGATAAAATACGCCCATAAAAATCTTCAGCCGGAACAAATCTGTCCCACGTCATAAGCTCCACACGACCCAATCCGAAACATCTGCTCCCATTGATAAGTTTATCCACTTCTGTTGTCAAAAGGTCTGTTACCAATCCCTTTGGTGTCCTCATCCGCCGTTCATGAGCCATTATCCAAAAATCAATTCTGAAATCTGTGAATGTTCTGCCAATCGTTCTCGGTGCAAACAAATCAAAGCATAAATATGTTCCTACACTGGTCGTTTTATTTATTATATAACCATACGGATATATAAACTTGTAAGGCATCTCGGAAACTTTCATCTCCGGTGTTTCCTCTGATCGAATCAAATTTGTAATAGAATTACACTTACAGATACTTTCCATAATGGTATCTCTGTATCTCGGAATCTCATCAAAGTACATCAATACCACCCCCCAATTTTTAATGTCAGTTGTTTTGATATATCGCATTCACTATTTTCCACCAAAATAGTGACTTCCTGTCCTATATAATCACGGTTATCGAGCATACGAACAACAATGTAATCAGAACCAACTTCCGTAATACTGCCGTATTCATTTCCGTCAATTACAGTTGCAGTAAATGCAAGTGGCTCTATATCAACTCCATCGTTCTTGAACGAAACGTCAATGTGTGCTTCTTCTCCAAATACAACCGTGTTATCTAAAACATCCGATGAAAAATTGATATCGTATCCTTTGATTTCTTCAGCATATGACAAATCAGATCTTCCATAATAATCTGCAATCATAAGCTCACGATTGTCAGTGTCTTTGTCAAACTGACTTTCTACTACAGTCCATTGTATTACTCCATCACGTTCACCGCACGAATACGCAGCCGGGTCAACCTGAGCCAATCGGTATGCCGTAGGATTTTCCTTGTTCTTATCGATCAGAAAACGGAATCCGCTGTCAATTTTAATAGTCTCTTCATTATACGGTATGTAAATCAAGTGCTGTGCTGTACCAATGGTCAGTCGCTCTTTAGGCGTTTCGCCAGATCCATACTGGGTACTGTTTATATCATGTACAGGATATTCAACAATCTTCCCGGTTATCGGAGATATAAAGCGAATCGAATATTTGCACTGCCATGCAACAGCCTTTTCGTACATCTTGTTATTATCAGGCATGGAGTATACCATCCACATCTGATTACGCGCCTTGATGTACTGTCCACTGCGTAATGTCCCAATTCTACATAAAAATTGCCGTAAGCTACTATCGTTGTATGTGTCACTTGTTGTCCCTTGAATAATAGCTCTTGTCACAACTGGCTCTGCATCCAGCCTTTTATCGTAAATTTTTATGTTGTCAGCCAGTACGGAAGAAAGCACTTCTTCAAACCCGTCTCGTGAATACGCACAGAATTCTTCATTTTCAAAACCATTATTAAACAGAGGACGATCCATTAAATACCATTCAATAGGCATACCGTAACCTCCTGTCACTCAAAAGAATGTTGTTTCATTTTATGAAGCATCTGTGAAACACGACCAATTTCGTGTTCAAGCTCTTGCTTTGTAACCCTTTTGGTAGCATCGCCGCCAGTTATTTGAATGTCTTTTCCGTAAATACCATTCAAAGTCATAACTCTGCTAAGTTCTCTTTGTAAATACGAAACATACATCATAAGTGCAAGTACACGCGCTACTGGGCGTTCCAATTTGTCAGTGAAAGTCTGATTGATCGGATCGTATTTCAAATCACAACTTATTTCAAGTTCATAATCGGCAATCGCAGTTTTTAACCATTCGTGGGCTAACTCCGAAGGAATCTCATACTTCGTCAGAGGCATGGAGTGGAAATTTGTTTCGATTTCAGTAAAAGTGGTTCGTTGATCCATACCCCGATCCTCCTGTTAAATTACGATTGTTTCTGACAGCTTATTGATAGCGTCCATCTTCCACGCAGCAACCTCATCGCCGCCTGCTTCTTTCGCAATCTGGACTACCATCTTCTTTTCAGCGTCAGTCTTCACAAGTTCTGCAAGCTGACGGTTAAACTCATCCTTCTTCTTCACAGCCAAAAGCTTTGTGATGCTTTCTACGTTCAAAACCAAAGCATCTTCCTCTGATTCTTCACCGTATCCAAGCAAAGCTTTTCTCTGCTTGTCATCTACAATATAGAGTCTCGCATGATCGCCGGGATGTGCCTCATCATTGCCTACGAACAGCTTGTTGCCAGACTGAATCTGCATCTGCACCTCTGCAACATCAAGCATAGCAAAATTGGTTACATTGGCAGGAATACGAATATCTCCAACACCATTCAAACGACGAAAATACAATGCCCAGTTGCACAAATTATTGATTAAAACCTTTTCGGTCAGTTCCATATTAGCTTATCGCTCCTTAATATAAAAAATATGGAGGGAGATCTCTCCCCCTCCGTTAATTATGTTTGCCTAATCAGAGAGTAGGTACGTCAAAGTTTGTATCGGAAATAAGACCGATCTGATCTTCCATGCCTTCAGCTACACCAGCACCGATTTCCATGTCGAAACGAGTAAGACGCTGACGAGTAACGATATCATCACCAGTCATAGAAGTCATTCCGCCACGACGGAAAATCTGAAGAGGTGCAACAGTACCCTGAGGAACGAAGAACAGCAAGCCCTGAGGCATATAAAGCTCATAGGAAGTCTTGTCCGCATTCATACGGGTAAAGTTGAGAGCATTAGGAAGCTCAACAATGTGAGAACCACCGTAGAAGCTCACAAGACCGGTCTTACGGATCTCTTCTGCAACGGCTTCAGAACCGAAAGGAATAGGAGTAGCCGCAACTGTCTTATATCCAACGAAGTCGTTGAACTGGGATACAACAGAATAATCGCCGCAAATATTTACGCGACCATAACGACGCATTGCCTTGAGCATATCGTCAACGCCTGTTTGTGTAAGACCTGCACTTTCAGAGAAGTGCTTTACACCCTTTGCATTCTTCAATGCTTCATAAAGCTTTGCAATTACGTAGTAAACAGCCTTATTCTGCATATCGATCTGTACCTGATTCATACCTTCTGCAACAGTACCTTCAAAGTTACCGCTCTGCAATTCACGATAGTCGCAAGCATAACCGGCAGAGATGGTCTGTGTGCCGATAGGATACTCACGGAAACTTGCAGCAGCGAAAGGTACGTCACCGCTTGAAGCTTGGAAACGAGAATCTACACTCTCATACTTGTAAGTCTTCATCATAGGAACAGTGTCATAAGGAACAGACTTATATGTACCCATGAAGTTAAAAATCTTTACAGCGTCAATAAGCTTGGGTTCAATAGCAAAACGCTGGATAGCATTCAACTCAGAAATAGCCTGTTGATCGTTGTCAAGAGCGCGTTCAGCCAATTCCTTGATATGAGCAACAGACTTATCAACTACCTTACCGTCCATACCGCTTGTACTCTTACCCTGAATAAGAGCAGAGAACACTTCTACGACAGGAGATGTTGATTTCACTTTAGATGCGCCAGCAGTGTCTTTAACATTGTTGACGGTGTTCATTTCAAAAATGTTATTCATTATTTTCTTTCCTCCTTATCAAATAATAAAATCCTTACAGACAAACAATCTCTGCGAGGATTCCATCATCCATATATGCAGTCTTTGCAAGAACTTTGAAAGATACTGCGTATCCGGATGCGTCGGCAACTTTCTTAACTTTACCTGTAGCGTCAAAAGCAAGTGTGTCACCTACAGCAAGATCTGCTGTTGCGTCAGCAATTTCAGAAGCTGCAAATTCGATTTCCAAACCATTGACAGTTCGCAGATCATCTGCACGAACATAGTCACCGGCATCAACGGTGTAGGCTTCTGCTGTATTGTGCTTTTCAGGCTTGTCGTTAATATTTGTTACAATATAAACCGCTGCTTTTGCCTCGTCTGCGGATGCAGGCAATGAAGCTGTTTTTGCTACACGGTCAATAATAACACCCATGCCCACATGAAGCTCTGTGGTTGCTTTGCAATAAGGGATGTTCTGTACATTCTTAAATGCACCAATAGTCTTGTATTTCATCTTCTTATCCTCCTTTTATTAACCAAAGATATCAACATCGCCCTTATCTTCGGGAGTATTTACGCCACCGAAAATATCAGGTGCGCTGTTCTGTTCATTGGTACGTGCTTCTTTGTTTTTACGCACCATTTCAACGCAAATTTTGCTGGTAATGCTATTCAACTCGACAGAGTTAGGATCTGCCTTGAATGCGTCAATTTCTGCCTGTGCCAGTGCCTGTTCCTCTGGGCTGAACTCAGCCAAAGCAGAATTAAGCTCCGCCAGCTTCTTTTCCTTTTCGAGAGCTGCGTTTGCCTCTTTCAGACTATTCAATTCGGTGTTCTGCGCTTCAATAGTCTGATCCTTAGCCGCAGAATCCGCCTGTGCCGCAGAAAGTTTCTCATTCAATTCAGCAATTTCTTGATCCTTAGCTGCCACCTGACTGTTAAGTTCAGAAATCTTCCCCTCATACTCTTCGCTTTTGGTATTAAGCTCAGTAACGGTCTGATTGACGGAAGCTTTCACAACATCGGCGATCTGATTTAAGGTCTTCTCGTCCATAATTGTGTCCTCCTGTTTGTCATTAGATTTATTATTTAACTCCATAACGATTGCAGTATCATCTGCTGGTTTGATACCAAGAATGGCATACCCACTGTAGTCATATATCTGTGGTACACGTCCATTCTCTTTCCAACCGCCATCGTAAATAATACGATTGTCATATTCCGAACGCCCGACAATTTCAACACTGCCCTTTACACCGTCCGAAAGCATCTTTTCCTGTAGCCATGCCACAAATTTGGGGTATCGCATTTCATCAATGTACCCCTCTGCTACAAGAACTCTTTTAATTTCACCATCAATTTCCACATCTGAGATATATCCTTTTTCACAGTGACCTACCACAGTTGCGTTTTCAAGATATGGCATATTATCTCGAATTTCTGTTAAACCATGTCCATATGGAAGTCTTCGTTCTTCTGTTAAAAACTCAACACATAATGACATATTGGCTACAGACTCAATATTTTGTGCCGTATAGGTTTCATCCCACGAAATACCATTGGTTTGCCAGATGTCTCTACTCGGATAGATTTCATGTAAAATGAGTTTAATCTTCCGTCTTCCTGCAATATGTCTTTCGCTGGAAACCTCATATATACGTCCAACAATATCTTTACTCACTCAAATCACCTCCTTACCCGGATGATGGCTTCGGCATATTATTCCCACCATTAGTTTTTTGTTGAATAGATGAAGGATTATTACTATCCGTTGGTGGTCTTCCGCCTTTGCCCTGATTATGATCCTCGTGTTCCGGATCGTCTTTTCCAGTTATAGTAAATGAGGTTCTATGAACAGGATAACGATTTTCAAAATCTTCCTGCAATTCATATTCCATGAGCGCAATGTAATTATCCGGATTAAATCCTGTGGAAGCAATCCACGCATAAAGGCTTCCTTTACCACGAGCATACAGCGCAGACATATAGTCAACTATTTTATCCCTGTTGACCATAGTAATTGGAAGCACATAAAATTCAACTCTACACGACGGATCGTTAATGATGTTCTTATTTATGCACTTATTTAACTCATCAACAATATCTTCGATCCATGTATAGACGTTAGCTGATACAAGTTCCAGATTAAGAGTTGCACTTGAATAGTTACCAGCACTACTGCCATCTAAAGCACTTGCCGCTACACCTATATCTTTGTTGACTGAATCTACAATAGAATTTTCGTTTTTCTCATCTAACAAAGAAACATCTAATGATATGCTGTCCAATTTTGTACCTGACGCTAACGAGAAGAACGATGTTCCGCTACTGTTTCTGGACTTGCTCGCTAACGCATTTTTGACCATATCATGCTGCTGTCTCTGTTGCTTTTCAGTCAAAGCAGAAGTACCTTTTTCTTTACCTTCCGGAAAAGTTTCATAAACAATTTGATTATTTACCGAATCCAGCACATTTCGTTTTGTATCAACAAAATATTGAGCATAGCTAATATCATCAAGTGCAGCTATCGCAAATGGAATCCCATATGGATCCGAAATATCACTCTTTATCTTTGTAACAATTGTTTTATCGTTGTTTAAGATAAGCCACGGAGCAGAAGTATCGCTGTTTGAATACTTGATCCAACCTTCTTGAATTTCTCTTGGAAATCCAGCAAGCTTTTGTTTACGTGCCTCATCGTCCGGATAATTATCAAAATAACGCAAGTCAAAAGCTATTTGATAGCTGTTATTGCGTCTACCAACTATCTTCACATAACCAACAGGAAGTGGAATTACAGTAGCATTCATACCAATCGCATTGATTTCGGTAATATTTTGGATATCATAATCTGTCAAAACTGTACGCATATCGGGTGTTGAATAAACCGTTTCAAAATAAGCAACATACATACCATCATTAGCATCCTTAAAAATACCGTCTCGAATTATCTGCTTATATCGAATCGTATTTAATGTCGCTTCCATTTTTGATTTATTCATACGATAGTTTTTCGGTCTACTTCCATCAAATTTTCTTGCCTTACATACAACAACGCCATCCAATGTGTGCATTGACTTCATATAATCAATAGCACTTGCCACAACACCATTAGTGTGATACGCCCAATGTGCCATTCTTCGGATTTCTGTAATATGTGAAAGCGGATTCTTCGTAAAGCTCCGGATTTCCTTAATGCTGTATGGCATTTCACCTGATGCCTGTAACATCTTGATATATGCGGTTCCGATATCTGTATTGAATTCATGAACTGGTTCTTCTGGAACCATATCAATAGAATTTTCTTCAAATACATCAGATTCTCTTTTCCAGAACTGATACCATTTTCTACTATCTGACAATCATCTCACCTCCTAACTTAGTTAAATAACGGGACATACTCGTATTCTGAGCTGTCCGACAATAAGTCATGCTCCAACATCTGAGCAAAATAATTACCGTAAGAAACCGAGGTATATCGGTCTTTACGGTCATTGTTGTTTATAATTTTGATAAGTCCGGTCTGTTCGCCGCGCTCATATTCAAGGTTAATCATTTCATTGATAAGTGCAACGGTTTCCAAATACGGACGCTCAAAGAATAACTGTGTGTCTACATCAGAAATCGCATATTCAGGTATAAAATTAGTGATCTCATCGACTGCTTCTGTGTTACTAATAAGTAAATCAATCATTCCGGAATTCAACGCATTACGCATGGATTCCGCAATAAAGCTATTTGTTTCAAGCTGTGCTTTAATAATATATACATTTTCTATCGCACCGGCAATCTGGATACGATTTGCAACCTTGTCATCGTTCATACATTTCCAAGGTTTGTATTCCACATTGCGTTCTTCATCAAATAACACTTTCGCCAGCATATCATATACGGAGATACCGGCGTTTCGTCCGTCAAGCACGCAATAATCCGCATTAAAATCTGTATATAACTGCTTGATACGAATAGCCTGCTTTGTTGTTTCTCCGCCGTGTACCGCTTCCATGTAAACAATCTGTCTGCGATATCCACCTTTGATCTCGATGTGTTCACCCGTTGAATCCATGACTTTGTATTCTTGACTTTCGGGAAGAAGTCTGATACAGGTAAAGATAGAGTTGTCAGTATCTTTACCACCTTCCATAGCAATATCACATGAAAGAACCCGTACCTCTCCAACCTGTTTCGGAATATCGTACTTGTTTTTCTGTTTTAACAAAACTTCGTCATTTCTTCTCGGATAGAAAGCCCTCTTTAATCGTCTGTTTCTGTTGAGTTGTTCATAATTAAAAAATGACCTTGCGTTTTCAGCGATCATATGATTCTCATATTCAATCGCCCAAGACATAGGGTCAAGTTTCTTTCGCTCTTTAATTAAGAAGTTTCTCGTTTTGATATTGTGCTTTAACGATATGCTATAATCCATCGCAATAACACAAGAGGATCCGTCTGTGAGCATATCTTTTACAAAATCACGAATGAGTTTCCACATCCAGTGGTTCTGATACCATGCGGAACTAATATATACCTCTTTCGGTTCCTCATACATTCCGGCATATTCTTCGTGATTCAGAAACTCTGCCTGTCTGATATACAAGAAAGGAGAAAGAACGCTGTCAATGATATTCTTAACAATCATTCTAAACTCTTCGTAAATCATTACGGTAGCACGATAACCACGAGCATTCTCGTTTGCAGCGACAACGATAATTGAACTTCCATTCCTGAATGTTACTTCAATTTCATTTTGGTTATCCTTAAAACCTTCTATCTCCGCCTCAAGCAATTTTGACTTCGGCATCAGTTCTTTTTTTATTTTTTCTGATACAATCAACCTCGCCTGTTTCTTCGTAGCAGAAGCGACAACAATTTTTGCTCCCGGCTTTAATATTGCTTCTTTGCAGGCAAATACTGCAATCAAAAATGATTTTGCCGCAGAACGAGCCGCAACGATACAAAAGCTGGGCACAAACTCCATCAAATACAAAATTATGTGCTGATAAAGATGGAGTGTAATGCCAAAATAATGTTCAACAAATCTGGAGGGATTTCGCTTATAAAAAGTAATCCACAGCAGTAATCGTTGTAAATACTCCGGTCTGCTTAAATAGTGTGTAGATGGAAAATTTTTATGCAGTTTAGCTTGTCGTTCATCCATTAACTTGCTGTAGTCCATACTTATTCCTCCTTGGATAAGCTGAACTCTTTATCAAGCTCCTTGGATCCCGTCAGAAGATTTTTCAAAGGTCTGAAAATAAATCTGCTTGCATATGAACCAAATCCATCTGCATCATGATATAACTTTTTGTCTTTGTAATACTCAGCCGGAGTGTATTTCTCGATCTCGGAAATCCATACACCAAGCGGATCTAATCGTACAGCATCTTCTTTCTTCTGTTTTCTGTCTTCAAGCTCAGTGGTCGCTGCGTTGATATACTCTTTGTATGTCTTTGCTAATGCTCCAATACCGGCATCACCATTTTGAACAGACTTTTGAAGCTGAAGCTTCAAGTAGCACAAACTCTTATAAAGTTCATCCTGTCGTTTGTCTTCCGGTTCGCCATATTTTTCAACCCAATCATCATATTCATATTGAAGGGTTTCATAATCAGCATCGCCAAATCCAAGACCAAACAACTTTATTGTATCAATGGATGTACCCATATTAGGATTGTCTTCCACAGCCTGAATAGAAGTTGCGTTTTCAACCTTGTTTGCTTCACGAAGAATAATTGTATCCGCATAAGACGCTCCCTTAGTTTGAGACAAGTTCAGCTTTGAAAAATAAAGACTTACCTTACTACGATTGCTTTGCGGATGCTTCTTCGCATTTGCCCAAGCCGTCTCGTCATAACAGGTATTGATAGTAGCACACAAAAGCTCCATAGCTTTATCCTGATCGCCGTCAAATACTTCATCACGATAATATTCAAATGCTTTATCCAAGCAATTCTTACATACTGTCAGATACCCACCATTTTTAGTGTAGTATGGGGACGGAGACACATTGAAATTATCCTTTTGTCTCATAAATCCCTTGCCGCAAGCTGTGCAGCGATATGGATATTTGTCTTGATTATCAAAATCCAATTTTGTAGATTTGTTTCCGTTTGCCATCTCTCGTCCTCCTTTCATGACAAATAAAAAAACACACATTTCTGTGTGTTTTGGTGCGCCTAAGAGGACTCGAACCTCCGACAAATAGATTAAAAGTCTACTGCTCTACCAACTGGGCTACAGGCGCATATTGTCCGGTTTGCACGGTTTCCCTACTTATTTACCCTCCGTTAGTGACTCCCATTAGAGCAGCAGTGCTATCGGTCTGCCAGTCCGTCCGTTTTTCACGGAGGGCATACGTTCCCAATACTGTCCACACTCGGTCACTTTTTATTTTACCGACGAGTCAGAACCGTCACTCGTCATCGGACAGCGATTCTCCCAAACGGGATGGTGGAACGAGAAGGTGTCGAACCTTCATCCTGTGGTTTTTCAGACCACCGCTCAGACCGCATAAGCTATCGTTCCATAAAAATTCGGAGTACCGTAGTACATCCGAACACGATCTGGCGACGGAGGTAGGATTTGAACCCACGGACGGTTTCCCGCCTGCAGTTTTCAAGACTGCCGCAATAAACCGGACTCTGCCACTCCGCCGTATCGGTTTTCACACATACTCACCCAAGAAAACCGTACTCAGGGATCCTAAGCCACCTGTGTGCAGGTCGGAATCATATGACCTCGCATTTCACAAAGCGTAATGCGACACGCTTTTGGTAGGAGAGGTGGGATTTGAACCCACTCAGCCCGAAGGCAACGGTGTTACAGACCGCCTCAGCTCACCAACTCTGACGCTCTCCTATATGTGATGATTTCCAGACAATACGAAAGAGCAAAACCATCAAACTCTTTTCGTTGTCAACTATTTATCCCATAGTCAGGGCGCACCGCCCAGTGAAAGCGGTTAATTACAAGGCACTTGAAAGGAAAGGGAGGCTTGATGAAAAGCAAATAATCTTTTAGATGTAAGAATTTGTATTGTGACGTTGCTGTGTGTGCCTTTATTGAATGATGCGTGTGGGACTCGAACCCACAAATTCCAGCGTGAAGGGCTGGTGACTGTAGCCAAATTTGTCTAACGCACCATAATGGTACTGTCAATGGGACTTGAACCCATACGAGATTTCTCCCATCAGCCCCTCAAGCTGACGTGTCTGCCTATTCCACCATAACAGCATATATAAATCCGTTTATTCCTCAATAAGCGGATACAAATTGTTTGGAGATGCGTCAACGGCGATCTTTTCAAAACCACCATCAACCACCTTCCATAATGTGTGCATTTGCTTTATTGGATTTTGAGTAATCCGATACTCTTTACCGAACAATGTATGATAGATTACACCATGACCAGTTTCAGTAGCAGGAATTTTCTTCACAAGTTTTGTTGTAGCAGTATCAACTGCATTAGCAGATTTCCTTGGCATAGTAAAACCTCTGAATTTGATTCATACTCCCAACGGGACTCGAACCCGTATTACCGGCGTGAGAAGCCAGCCTCCTATTCCGTTAGAGGATGGGAGCATCTTATTTTATTCGGACATAACATCTCATCACCCTGCCGTATGCGTCGCGCACACGCTGGATGGTGTGTCTTGCACCACCCTTATCAATAGCAATATGAAAAACTGCTTTCTTATCATTTGGTTTACCAACAGAATACGATCCGTCTGATTCCAGATAAATATCAACGCAATACCCACGCGAATTACACTGTTCTGCAATTCTACGTGCTTCTTGACGAGCTTCCCGCAGTGTTGCGTAACCTTTAAGTTTCTTGGTTTTCATACATACCTCGTAAGCAACTGGGGTAGCTGGACTCGAACCAGCAAATGCAGGAGTCAAAGTCCTGTGTCTTACCTTTTTGACGATACCCCATTATAAGATACCGATAGGATTTGAACCTATAATCACGGAGTTGCAGTCCGTTGCCTTACCGTTTGGCTACGATATCATAATGATACGCCTGAGAAGATTTGAACTCCCGACCATTCGGTTCGTAGCCGAATGCTCTATTCCACTGAGCTACAGACGCATATATAGTATTACATCTGCCCTCCCGATTCTCCAAGCAGAACAATCTTCTGACTTACCCATGATATTAAGCCCTTTTAGGTGTAACAACAGATTGTGGCTATTTTGTTGATCGTGCTTTTACCACCATGTAATACAGTCGATGCTGAGGATGGGACTTGAACCCATACGGTATCGCTACCAACAGATTTTGAGTCTGCCGCGTCTGCCAGTTCCGCCACGCCAGCATATTTACAAAGCGCATTTTACGGTTAAATTGTTTACAAAGCAATTCCTTAATTGAGTTGCTGTCTGCGCTTTTCTTTGGTACAGGGTGCAGGAATCGAACCCACCGTGACCGGGACTACCGCCCTCTGGATATAAGCCAGAAGCTCTTACCGACTGAGCTAACCCTGCATAAAAGTAGATGATGGGACTCGAACCCACACCCTCAGCTTGGAAGGCTAATATGCTTGCCGTTAAACACTACATCTACATAACCGATTCAAGGCATCGGCTGTGCCTACCAACTATTCGCTGTCAGTTCGCGGCGGTTTCATCCAAACCTGCTGAACTTCATCACTGCCAGACGTGAAGGTTTCATTTCTCATTCGGTTTACAGTCCCGCTCTGTATGTGAGATGGGCATGGTTGCAGGAGGTGGGACTCGAACCCACGACATTCAGCTTATGAGGCTGATGAGCTGCCACTGCTCGACTCCGCAATATGACTGGTACGGGTGGACTTGAACCGCCGACCCTCCGCTTAACAGGCGGACGCTCTGACCAACTGAGCTACGCACCAATATGTACGAGACACTTTATTTTTATGAAATCACGGCAATACTCATCGCCGCATAAGTACCCAATTACTGTTATCATCAAAGATTGAAATTTGCAGTTCGTGTCTCTTTTGTTATGTGCAAGGCATTTTTATCTCTACAAATACACGCCATAGAAAGTGAAAATTGCTGTTAATGCCTTAATATGTATCTGAGTGAAGAGGCTCGAACTCTTATCCTCGTGATCCCAAATCACGCCGTCTGCCGATTGGCGTACACCCAGTTTTTATGGAGTAGAGGGGAATCGAACCCCTGTCCGAAATTCTTACATATGCAAAATATTTTTACGCAATAGTCAGTGTTTAGGCTCTATAAGGCAGCCGGATGACTGACGACATCATTACCTAAGGACGTACCGGTTAGGTAGCTCCACCACCTTGTTTCTTTTAGCAGGAACAAGGAAAACTGCAACGCCGATCTGTTAATTTGCGACCTCAGATGATGCTCAGATCGGAAGCTCATCATTTTGGTTCCAGTTCCACTTAGGCGGCAGCTCTTTCTGCTACACAAGCCATGAAAGCGGGATGGAAAGCGATAATAGTTTCGTTTTTGTCGTTTATTTTCATTTTTGAATCATAAGGTGACTCACGCCTGCGTATTTTACATTCTCAAAACCCCGTCGAATCCATTTCTACCCCAGATGGATAGCCATGCGTCCGAAGAACCTCGTTTGCAACCGATAGGTTTTTTACTGAAATAGCAGTCGAGTAATGAGCTAAACCGCACAATCGTAAACTTAACCAACACGGCATATTTTCAGGATTTTCCCGCCCCACAAGGGGGCGAGATTAAAAGATTAACATGAGAAGCCGAAGCACACGCCATTCGAGCCGGACGCAGTGTAGAGGTAGCTGCTGCCGGAGAGGCCGAGGTTGTAGACACTGTAGAAGAGGGTGGAGTTGCTGGCATTCGGAGAGCGGAGCCAATACCAACGCTTATCCCCGTCTTCATCTTCTCTGTAATATGGGGTGTCTTCCTGACGATAGAGTTCGTACCAATGACCTTCTCCGGGGACAGTGTATGTCGTTCTGCCGAAAAGTTCT